GATACAGAAAAATTATCAGAGCTAAAACTAGCGATACCCTTATTACTTGTAGTAGCATCTTCACCTGCTATCGTTAAAGTTTGACCTGAAGCTGTGGTATCAATACCTTCACCACCTGCCAAAGTAAAAGTTTGTGAATCTAAATCTACTGCACTTGTTCCTGTATCACCTGCGTAATCAAGGTCTTGTCCACCAACTAAATTTTCAACGAAATTTTTTACGGAGCTTTGCGATGGAGGTAATACTGTGCTTGTACCTAAACTGTTGTCATCAATTACTGGTATTGCAGGATTAGTAAATGGAGAGCCAACAAAGACATCAACATTTGTATCTGATCCGCTTATTGTACCACTATCAAAAGTAAAATTAATTGTTGTGTTTGTAGAAAAAGAAGAAGAAGCAACTTTACCATATAAAGTGCCAGTATTTGCACCAACAACTTTTACTCGTCTGTTTGCATGATAATCGGCTGTTACATTTGTTGATGCAACAGTAACTGAAGTTCCTGAAGCTCTTGCAAAAGTACACGCACCATCACGATCACCAACAATAAACCATTCTTTATCATTTAAGAAAGAACGAATATCACTTAGTTGGTTACGCATTGCATTGTTGACATTAGAAGGTGGCATCCCTTCTGCAATACTAATGCTATTAATCGTTGTATTGTTAGCTGCTGTTGTTGAATAATTGCTTACTGTCATTGTAATAATCCTCTATTTTTATTTTCTATTGCTTGGTTTTGATTTTGTAACAATCCAAATGGTCTTGCAATTCTTCCTGCTGTTGCAACTCTTGGAATATTACTACCAATAAAATTTGATGCTTGACCAAGTTTGAATGCTGTTTCTCCAACAACTCTAGGTGATTGTGCAGCTAGTAATGGAATGCTTGTAAACGGATCAATTACTCCTGTTGCCACTCCACCTATTGTACCTGTGCCACCAAGTTTTCCTAAACCTTGCGGAGTAAATTGACCAAGACTTTGACCTGCAAGTGCAGGTATAATATTTTTATCCAATCCTGCTTCATCTAATTTTTTAACAAAATCAAATCGTTGTCCAAAATTTGTATTAACATTATCACGCATTACTGATTGTAATTTTTTTAATGTAGTGCCAGCAGCTCTTTTGTTACCTAAACTTAATTCTTTTATTAATTTTTGTTCAAGACTTACAGCTTCCTCGTATGCCTTCATTACATTTTTATAATCAGGTACAGCTTTTACGATTGCATCTTTTACAACATTTCTAATTTGGGTTACAATTACTCCTGCATCACCAACTTTTATTCCAGTTGGATATTCAGCATCGATTTTCTTTTTAAGCATATCAATACCTTTTGCATTGTGTAATGATTTATTTGCTTTCCATCTTTCAACAATTTTTTTAATTGATTTTACTTTGTTTATTGCATTTTCTGAAAGTGTGAATTCACCTTTATATTTTTTTGTATCTATTAAATCATCAATCGCTTTTTCTACTTTTGCAAAATCAATAGCTTCATCACCAAGTTTTAATTCATCAATACCTTTTAGATAATCTTTTTTAGATTTTTGCTGTAATGCTTTCATACTTGCAAAAGCATCACCGATTACTGTGTCAGAAGGAACTTTACCTCTCATGTTATCTAAAAATGTATCAGCTCTAGCACCTCCTTCTGCTCCTGATTGAAATGCTTCTGATATAGCTCGACCACCTGCACCAGTTGTCATTCCTAATACTTGTGAAACAGGTTTTGATATAATAGGTGAAGCTGCGGCTACACCTTTAGCTGTAACATTTATTGGATCAACAACCTTACCAACTGTTGATGCAACTTTACCAACTGTACCTGCTGCTGCTGGTAACTTAGCTGCTAGTGTACCACCACCAGTTAAAACAACTGATAAATCACTTAATAAACCAACTGGATCGGTAGCAAGAGTTTGTTTTATATTTTCTAAACTTCCGTATCGTTGTTTATAAAAATCTCCAACAGCTCTAGCCAATGCTTCGTTTTCTTGTTCACCTTCTGTAAATAATTGTACTGTACCAGAAACAAGCTGACCAATAGTTTTTGCTGTTTTGATCGGACTTAAAAAAGGAGTAATAATATCACTTGCAAATTGTTTTGCACTTGAAGGTATGTTTGTTAATGCCTGAACAAATGTATTGCGGTCAGGATTAAATTCATTCAAATATTTTTGTGCAGATTGCGATTGATTATCTGCTGCCAATAAATCATCTACTGATATACTTCTAGTTGCCATATTTTACTCTTTTTTTCCTAAATCTAAACCGATTGCTTCGGCATTGTTTATGATAAATAATTTTTCTTCTTTTGGAGCTGATGCAAAGTAACTTACTAGAGCATCATCATCTAAACTTTCATAATCAGAAACATCATAAATGTCATTTAATACACTTTGTGATGCGTTGTTTTTTTCTTCTGGTGAAGCATTTGCTTTATCAAAACCAAAAGATGTTTGACCTGTATAACCTTCCATGTTTCCATCGTTTGCAATAAAATAATCAGCAGCACTTTGTTTTGCTTGTGCCATATTTAGTAATTTTTCTTTTAGTCTTTCTAATCTTTTAATATTTACTTCTTCACTTAGTCTTATATTAAATGATGCTTCAACTAATTTACGACCTTCGTTTTCTGTAAATTGCGCACCCAATGTTGCTCGTAAAGATTGAAAGACAATACTATTAATATCATCTTGTACTCCAACTGATTCAGGATTCAAAAATACTCGTAATCCTGCTGGCATATTTCCTACAACCGCACCTGTAATGTCATCGTTGTTTTTTAAGATGTTTATTACATCATCTAGTTTATCAACATTTTCTTTTACTTGTGCAAAGCCACCAGAAATAGTCCATTCATTTACAGTTTTTGCAGTAGCAGTATTTAATGCCGCAAAACCTTTTGATTGATTTCCCATGTTAAAGACATTACCGCTTGAAGATATAATTGGTTTTATTTCACCAGTAACAGTATTTCTGTTTGCAGGAACTTTTCTTGTTCCACCTTTTCCATCTGGTACTTCAATCATTACTTGTTCAAATTTACCAACCTGACTTTCAGCAAGTTTCAATTTATCTTTTGCTAATTGATTTGCTAAATCTTGTTGAACTGCTTTATTGCTTTCTTCAAAAGCTAATCCAAGTGCTTGACCAAATCCAACAGGAGTTGTTGAATATCCACTTGCTTTTAATAAGCCAGTTATAAATCCTTGACCTGCTGGTGATTGTGAAAAATCTATTAAACCTTTTCCAATTTGACTTGCTTTATCTTTTATTGTTTTTTTTTCTTCTATTGTAGGTTTAGGAATTAAACCTTGTGCAGCTAATTCTTGTCCTTGTGAAGTAAAACCACCTGTTTGTGTTTTTGCTGTTTGATTTTGTTGATTCATCATACCTGAAGCTTTTAAGTATTCTTCTTCTGTATTAAACTGAGGTATCTTTGATGTATCTACTGGTGGATTTTGAGTTTCCATTTCTTCAGGATAATCAAAAACTACCTGACCATTTACAATTTTTGCATACTGTCTTAAATTTTCAGGTATTTTTTGTAATGCAACATTTGGATCAGTTAAATTATTTCTTAAATAGGGATTATCAATGTTTGGATTTACAAATGCACCACTTGATCTAGTTGGTGTATTTCTATTTAATAGACCTTGATTCATTGCGTTACTAAAACCAACTACACTAGGAGGATTTGCTGCAACTCTTTTATCTGTGCTTAAACCATAAACATTATCAAGTAATGATCTTCCACCAATAGGAACACTAGCATTTTTTGGTAATGGTATTCTTTGATTTGTAAAACCCATAAACGGAGCTGTAAAAGTGCCTTTACTTGGATTAATTGAATATCCTGCGAAGCCACTTGGATTTTGAATAATTTGTACCATTAGAAAAATCCTCCAAGTAATCCACCACCGATAGCACCAGCCATCGGACTTAGACCAGATATTTGACCACCAAGATTTGCACCTGCTAATGCGCCACCAAGTAATCCTGCACCTGTGTTTCTAAATACAGGTTGTGTTGATACAGTTGTTGTTGGAACATTTGCACCAAGTGTGCCAAGATATTCTCTTAATTTTAAGAATGGTCTTTGTTGTTCAAAATCAAATCTAGCAATAGCATCTTGAAGTTTAGCCATTTCTAGTCCTTCTCTTGCTTGTCCAATTTGTCCAAGTTGTGCTATGTCTGAATAATCCTCTCTTGCAAGTTGTGGAGCAAGTTGTGTAGCATCAAATTGTCTTTGTCTTTCTGCTGCAAAGTTATCAGCAAATAATCTGTTTTGTGAATCTGCTAATTGTTTTGCAAGTATTTCTTGATTAGCACCTGATCCTAAACGACCAGCTCTTGAAAACTGTGATTGTACTTGGCTTGTAACATTATCGGCTACTTGATTTGCAACACCTTGTAAAAATGGGTTGGAAGTAGGAGATAGATAATCACCTTGTAATATTTTATTTACTTCACCTTGTGCCGAGCCAAGAAGGGGGTTTCCTTGTAATGCTCGTGCTTGTCCTAATTGTAACGCAGCTTCTGTTTGTGGAGCAAAACCTGTATATGTTGCTTCAGGAAAATATTGTGGAGTTTGCGACTCAAACAAATCCTGACCATAATCTATTGCTTGTTGGTAATATGGTTTAATAAATTCACTTGGCTCTGCTGCCGTAGTTGTTGTTACATTTGTTGGGTTACTACCTTTACTCATAAATCTTTCCTAATAATAAAAACTGGTTGATTATAACCATGTAGTTTTCTAATCCATCCTTTGCGACCTGCTACTTCAATAGCATCACAGCCATTGCGTTTTGCAAAATCTTCTATTTTTGTTTGTATGTCGGTCAACCAATGACCGAGATTTTTTCCTCCTGCGAGAAAGTATCGTAATATTTTTTTTTGTGGATACTCAGCCATTTCTGTAATGACTGCACATTCCACACCGCCTTGCCAACTTATCCAAAGTTGAAAGAAATCTTTTTGTATACCTTTATAAATATCATCAAGATTGTAAGTATCATCCAAAGCTTTTTCTAAAAATGGTTTACAATCTTTCCAAACAAAATCGATGTCTTGCTTTGGTACTTTAACAATCATCCAATAATAATGTACGCAAAGTTTTGATCATTATTACTTGAACTTGCGTGTGTTAATGTAGCCGATCCACTTGCTCTTGCAGAAACAAATAAATTATTTTCTGCTGTTTTGCCATTTGCTGTGATTGGCATAAAAACAATAACACTATCACCACCAATTCTTGCGTCTGTTAATGTTGTTGATGTTGCACTAGCTGTAAGTGTTATCTCTCCTGTGCTATTTAATTTGCCATCCATTACATTATTCAATGTAGAACTAACTAATCGTAAATGCTGCGTGTTATCTGGCATTGATAACGGCACATTAAGAAACTGATTACTTGCCATTCTTCTTTTTTTTCAATTTTGACAAATGTTTTTTTAGCATCACCGATTGTTTTTTATGCAGCTTAGATGCCTTCTTTAATCCTTTAATAACTTTTTTTACTGTTTTCATTATCTTTTCCCTTCAGGTCTAGCTTCTATGTCAACTCCAAGCATATTCGTAAAATTACCATTCACACTTACACGAAGTCTATGGTAACGATCTGTTGTACGAAGTGGACAATTACCAGAAGTATTTTGTGTAATTGCTGTTCCTGTACTAACAGCATTTGCTTGTGATGGTCTATGGATTGGAGTTACAGTAATTGTTGTATCTTCTCCATTTGCATCAACTATTGGTATTGCATTTATTAATGTACTTCTTCTTCCGTCAACTCCTTCAAACTCTGTTGTATCAACAGTTGCTGAAAGAGAAGCTCCTAAAAACTTACCAAACTTTTTTTCTGAATTAAAACCTGCAAGACCAATAACTCCTTCATCATAAAAGAATGAATCTAGTGATCTAGGTAATCCATCTAATGTGCCAAGAACATCTAAACTTTCAAGAGTATTAAAAGCTTCTTGTGATGCACTTTGTACAAATGTTAAATCCTGACCTGATCCTGTTGACCATCTATCAGTAGAATAATTGTAAATTAATAATTTATTATTTATAAAATCTGTTCCAGTTGCGCCATCACCACGATATGACCAGACAACAATACTATTGTTTGGATCAATCGCACTTGTAACTCCTTCAAGATTAGAAGTAATATCGTTAAAAAAGAATTCATCAACTTTACCATTTCCAATCGGTGTAAGCTGCTGACCTCCTGTTAGTTTGTAAAATCCATCCTGAGCTAGAAAGAATATTTGATTACCAAAAGATGCAACTGATCGTGGAGCAAAAGCACCAATGTTATCTGCAATCTTATTAAAAGTAAAAATTAATGGTGTACCAACATAGTCAGCTCTATAAATAGCTCTTTCCATGAAGATAATACCAAAGCTTTCACCACCAACCATTGCTTGAACTGATCCATGCGTTCCAACAATATCTTGAAAGCCAGATTGTGTGGCTTGGCTTGGAGTCCAAGTAGAGCTGTCATTTAATCCTGACCACTTAACTCTTTGATGATAAGTAACACTTGATTCAGTTGTAAAACCTGCAAAAACAAAATCTCTTATAATTGCTAAATATTTTGCTTTTAAAGATACACGATCTGAAAAAGCACTATCAACACCTTCTTCAAATTTTTGAATATTATCTGCACCATTTGTTGCAAGAATGTTTGCACCAAATTGTGTAAAGCTCCAAAAATCTCTGCTACCAGCAGTTGTTGATCCGCTATATCCACCTGACTTACTTTTATCTTGAAAGACAAGTGAATTATCCATTTGATATAATTTACCATTATCACCTGCATAGTTTGTTGTGCCAGACGCAGAAAAACTTGTAAATAATCCAACTGGTGTTCCAGTTAATCCTGTTCCACTTAAAGCGGTAAAACTTGGAATACTTTTATATCCTTTTGCTAAAGGAATAACATTATCAACTTTCGTTGCTCCGCCATTTTTTAATGTTGGTAAATCTGCCAACAGTTGTCCAAACTCAATCATACAACCCTTCTAGCTGACATTTGCAA